ACACAACCAACACCGCCTACAGGGGAAATGCCTCCTATTGGTAATAATCCAGAAGATTCTTTTAACATTCCGCCTGCTGAAGCTGCGCCTCCTGCTGAAACTGCACCTCCGGTTACAGGAGATCCAAGTGATCCTTTGAGCTCTCTCTATCAGCAAATTGGTGTTGCTGATGAAGCTGGTGCAAGGGATGTGATTGAAAGTATTCTTTCAGGTCAGCAAGATCAAATGACTGAAGAACAAAGAAATCTAACTGGCACAGGCATTTACCGAAGAATAGCGAATAGACTGGGCATCAAAGACCGTGAGGGTAATTTAATCACGCCTTTAAGCACGGTGGTTACAGGAGATGATAGAAGAGTAACGCCAACAGGTTCTCAAGCATTACGTTATCTTCAAGACATGGAAGATTTAGAAGGCGGAACTGGCATAGAATTACTTTTAAACTTTCTTCAGGGAAGAATGAGAGCGCCTGAACCTAGACCAACAGGTCCGTTTGGCACTGTCTCTGGTAGAGATATGTTTGGAATGCCTCAAATGCCCCAGATGCCTTACATGCCCCAGATGCCTTACATGCCTCAACCGCCCATATTTGGCGGAGGCTTTGGAGGCTTTGGAGGCTATGGTGGATACGGATCTCCAGGCATGGGCGGCTATATGGGCATGAGGCCATCATTGCCTTATGCAGGTATGTCATCGCCTATGTTCCCATCTATCTTTGGAATGGCTCCTCCTTCTTACTACGGAGGCATGCCCTCGATGTATGGTAACTATGGCGGAGGATTCCCGATTGTAAACAGAAGACAACAATCTTCAAACGGAATGCAAGGAATGGGTATGTCAAATCCAATGCCCGGTGCTGGAGATTTATTAAGTAAAGAAGAAGCAATAAACAAAATGTTTCAATAAATGGATTCCGTCAACTTAGCAAACTACATACATGAGAAGATAAAGCAGCTTGAGTCAGACAGAGTAAGTTATATCTCAAGCGGTAACATCAAAGACATGGAGGATTATCGATTCGTCATGGGTGAATTGTCTGCGCTTCGCACCCTGCAAGACGAACTAAAGAAAGCGCTGCAAAGTGAAGGAGACTTCGATGAGTGATCTGGCAACAGATACTGTCGCAAAACCGTCCTTAACGGACGCATACATACCAGAAGAGAATAAGATCTTGGACCCAACCGTTCTTGATAAATCTCTGATTGAGAGAATGCCAAACCCTGTGGGATGGCGTTTACTTGTATTACCTTACAAAGGGAAAGGAAAAACAGATGCAGGGATTCTGTTAACCAAACAGACAACTGATCGTGAAAGCCTAGCTACTGTGGTCGCTTATGTACTTAAAGTCGGACCTCTTGCCTATCAGGATGAAAGCAAATTTGCTTGTGTCCCTTGGTGCAAGAAAGGTGACTGGGTGCTAATCGGCAGATATGCTGGCGCTCGTTTTTCTCTAGAAGATGATGCTGAAGTACGAATCATCAATGATGATGAAGTGATTGGCACTATCCTAGATCCCGATGATATTAAAGCGTTGTGAGGTAAAAGATGTCAGAACAAATGTCAGAACAAGGCGAAACTTTAACGGAAGCGTTGGCTAATTTGAATGACGATAACATTCAAAGAGCAGCAGTTCCTGAACATGAGAAAGTTGTTGAAGAAGTACAAGAAGAATCGACATTTATTGATTTAGATGAAGACGATATTAAAGATGTCACTCCAATTACGAATGATCAAGTAATAGAAGACTTTGATGAGGGTGCAATTGGAAAAGATGATTCAGAACTTTCTGAAGCAGAAAAAGAAACTAAAAAAGCACAAGGCCGCATAAACCAAGCGGTTAAGCAAGCTAAAGAGTTTCAACGAAGAGAGATTCAAGCGCTTCAATACGCTAAACAATTGCAGGAAGAAAACAAAAAACTTTCTTCTCAAATTCAGTTAAGTAGCCAAAACACGGCTAATGAAAATCTTGCTTTATCAAAAAACTACAGCAATGAGTTTGAAGGCAGGGTTGAGGCACAAGTTGATGCAGCGAAAGTAGCTCTTAAAACTGCATATGAGTCAGGCAATCAAGATTTGATGGTCGAAGCTCAACAACAATTAGCTAGAGCCGAAGCAGATAGAGGCGCACTAAATCAATACAAAAGAGATCTTGAAAAGTACGAGCAAGAACTTCAAGCATACAATCAGTCTCAACAAAAAATTCAAGATGAGTTTCCTGACTATCAGCAACCAAATTATGTGCAATCCCCTGCTCAACCTCAGTATGCAGAGCCCTCTCAGAAGGCGCAGAACTGGGCTGAAAAGAACGAATGGTTTGGTGTAGACAGGATCATGACTAATGTTGCGATGGCAATACATCAAGACTTAGCGCAAACTGGTATTGACGTAGAGTCTGATGAATACTATTCTCAACTTGACACTAGATTACGAGAGGAACTTCCAAACAAGTTTCAATCGGCAAGCAACGTAGGAAACAGCGGAAAACCCGTCCAAACCGTAGTTTCCGGTACACGCACAACAGGAAATGGACGCAGTCAAAAAGATCGTAGGGTTGAACTGACCCCTAGTGAACAGGCGTTAGCCAAGAAGCTGGGTGTGCCGTTCAAGGAATACGCAAAACAAAAAATGAGGTTAGAGGCATCATGACAGAAAAGAAAGCTGGATCGAACAGAGCCCCTAGAAGTCAAAGCTCTAGGAGTACAAAAACGGCACGGCAACCTTGGAAGCCGCCTCAAGCCTTGGAAACACCAGAGCCACCGCCTGGAATGCGTTATCGGTGGGTAAGAACTCATATTAGAAATGAGGATGACAAGACCAATGTACACAAAAGGTTTCAGGAAGGTTATGAGCCTGTGCATCCCTCTGAAGTTGAAGGCTTTGATTTGCCTACAATTGAAGAAGGAAAACACGCTGGAGTCGTAGGTGTTGGTGGTCTGATTCTTGCCAAGATACCGGAGGAAACGGCAGAGGAGAGAAACGCTTATTACGAACAGCAGACTGAAAATCAGATGAATGCTGTCGATAATAACTTAATGCGTGAAAACGATCCTCGTATGCCTATTTCCAACGAGCGCAAAAGTAAAGTAACATTCGGTGCTTCTGGTAAAAACGATTAATTTTTGATTGTGTTATAGGAGAATGAAAAATGGCAAATCAAGATGCGCCTTTTGGACTCCGTTATGTGCGTAACCTGCAGGGTAATTACAACTCTTCAGGTCAGTCTCGTTATCGAATAACGACTGCTGATGCAACTAACACTACCAACATATATCAAGGTGACATTGTCACTCAAAATACTGCTGGTATTGTTACTAGGATTGCTAGAGCAGATGGTGGTAGCGCCACAAGCGATATCATTTTAGGCGTATTTAACGGATGTTTTTATACTGATCCAACCACAAGTAAGCCTACATGGAGCAATTATTGGCCCGGAAACGCAGCCACTGACGCAATAGCTTTTATCTACGACAGTCCTATGGATGTGTTTGAGGTACAAGCTGATGCAGCCTTCCCTGTTGCTGACTTGTTTGGTAATTTCGACATTGTTGACAACACTGGGACAGGTAGCTCTAACAGCGGTATTTCTTATGTAGAGTTAGACGTTTCCACTGGAGCAACAGGAGCGACATTGCCACTCAAAGCCCTGGATATTTCAGGTGATCCTGAAAATTCAGATGTAAGTACAGCCAATACTAACGTGCTTGTTACCATACAGAACCATCTGTTTGGCCAGAAGCAAGTTGGTTTAGCGTAATAGGAGGCTGAATAGATGGCAATTTCACGAGCACAACTAGCGAAAGAACTTGAGCCCGGTCTTAATGCCTTATTTGGCATGGAGTATGATCGTTATGAAAACGAACATGCTGAGATCTTTGATACCGAATCTTCAGACAGAGCGTTTGAAGAAGAAGTGCTGATCGTTGGCTTTGGCAATGCTTCTGTTAAAGAAGAAGGCCAAGGCGTTGAATTCGACAGCGCAAGTGAAGGTTTCACGGCTCGTTACACTCACGAAACAGTAGCTCTTGCGTTTTCTCTGACTGAGGAAGCGGTAGAAGACAACCTTTATGACAGGCTTGGCGCTCGTTATACAAAGGCTCTTGCAAGAAGCATGGCACACACCAAGCAGGTTAAAGCTGCTAACGTATTGAATAATGCGTTTAGCTCAAGCTTTGCAGGCGGTGACGGTGTTTCTTTAATTAACACTGCACACCCTCTTGCTAACGGTGGAAGTTTAGCTAACAGAGCTACTACCATGGCGGATCTTAACGAAACGTCACTGGAAAACGCTTTAATCAGCATCTCAACTTTCGTTGATGATCGAAACATGATTCTTGCCATGCGTGGCACTAAGTTGATTGTTCCGCCTCAACTTCAGTTTGTTGCTGACAGACTGCTTGAAACACCCGGAAGAGTGGGTACAGCGGATAACGACATCAACGCAATCAGGAACATGGGACTCTTGCCAGAAGGCTATGCAGTCAACCACTTCCTGACGGATACTGATGCATTCTTTATCCTGACTGACTGCCCTGATGGGTTTAAACACTTTGAAAGAACCCCAATCACCACCTCAATGGAAGGTGACTTCGATACTGGTAATGTTCGCTACAAGGCTAGAGAGCGTTACTCATTCGGATTCAGCAACCCTCGTTGTGTGTTTGGATCTCAAGGAGCTTAATAAGTTTCATGTGAAACAATGGAAGGTGGTTGAAAAGCCACCTTTTATTGATCGTGTATAATGACGCATTGCGTTGGTTCTAGGAGGAACTGTTATGCCTACACATTTTAGAACTGGTGTTTCTAACCAAGTACCCGGAAACCCTTTATTTCAATTCCCATACTTAGATCCTACTAAGTATGTTACTTATTTTAATGATTTCCTTACTTATCATGCTGATGAGTGGACGATTACCACCACTGAAGCTGGAAGCGGTAACGCTAGTGAAGCACTTACAAGCGGTCCAGGCGGTTGGCTTTTAATCACCAACGATGACGCTGATAACGATTTAGACTTTCTTCAATTAAAAGGAGAAGCTTTCAAGTACGTTGCAACTAAGAACATGTTCTTTAAAGCACGTTTTAAAGTAAGCGATGCAACTCAGTCTGATTTTGTCATGGGACTTGGTATTACTGATACCACACCTCTTGATACAACAGATGGATTTTTCTTCTTAAAATCTGACGGTGCTGCAACCATGGACTTTCTGATTGAGAAAGATAATTCAGCAACCACCAATAGCTCTGTTGCTACCATATCGGATGATACGTTTGTCACAGCATCATTTCATTACAACCCAACTGGCGGATCTGCATCTTCCGGTGGCGGTGCGTTTGAAATATTTATTGATGACGCTAAAGTTGCAACTCAAACCACTCTAACAAATGCCACTGATGATGAAGATCTTACTATCAGCTTTGGTATTCAGAATGGAGAAGCGGCAGCAAAGACAATGACAGTTGACTACATTTTAGCGGCAGTTGAACGATAGAGAGGTAAACTACTATGGCTTTTAAAAGTACAGGTAGTGACGTAACGTCCAGCTTTATAACTGCTGCTGCCGCAGACCCAGATGGTATTTCGACTGCTGCTAGTATTAGTGGAGCCGCTAATTTAACCATTGGCGGTGCTTTAGCTTCTGGGGGATCTGTTACGATGGATTCCCCTAGGAACGTCACCATTCTATCTGCAGGAGATGACTCTGGGATTACTTTTACTGTTACTGGTACAGATGAAAGCGGAACTGCTATAACTGAAGTTATAACAGGTGCTGATACAAGTACAGCTACAGGTAGTAGCTTTTTCCAGACAGTTACTCAGATAGCTACTTCTGGTTCTTCTGCAGGTAATGTAAGCGCAGGTTCTGGAACAAGCATTGCTGGTGTTATATCAGCATCACGATGTCGTTTGCGTGGTATTTATGTAGTTAACGGAAGTAGTGCGGCAACGCTAAAGTTTAGAGAGGGTTCTGCTACAGGAACTATTGTTATGCAATTTGCAACAGTTGCTGGAGCAAGCACTAACTCTTATCCTGATATTCCAGATGACGGTCTTTTGTTTAAGAACGGAGGATATGTAACTTTCACGGCTGTGACTGATTTGACAGCAATGACTACGTTCTTCTCATAAGGAATGATAAATGGCTACGTCAGGATCTAGAGACTTTGAACCAGATGTTGCGGAATATATAGAAGAGGCATTTGAACGATGCGGTCTTGAGTTTCGCACAGGATATGATGGGGTCACCGCAAGGAGATCCCTCAATCTTCTATTTGCCGACTGGGCTAATCGTGGTTTGAATCAGTGGACAGTCACCAACACGACAACTACATTAACTGAAGCTGATGAGTATATTGACTTAACATCTACTACAATTGATGTACTTGACGTTGTGTTGAGAAGGACAGAAGGAAGCACCACTACCGATATCTCAATGGAACAGCTAAGTCGTTCTGAGTATTGGAATATTCCTAATAAGTCTACGAAAGCTAGACCCACTCAATGGTTTTTAGACAAGCAGATCACACCTAGATTGTATTTCTGGCCTGCCGCTGAGAACAGCACCGATCAAGTGTTGATCAATAGATTGGTAAGGATTGAAGATGCAGATGCGAGTGTGAACACAGTCGATATGCCATTCAGGTTTTATCCTTGTTTGGCTGCAGGACTTGCATATTACATCGCACTCAAACGAGCCCCAGACAGAGTTCAAATGTTGAAAGGTTTTTACGAAGAAGAATTTCAGAGGGCAGCAGATCAAGACAGCAGTAGAGCTTCGTTAAGAGTTGCTCCTGCTCTCTCCACTACCAGGAGAGCCTGATGGCCTATGCATCTGGTAGATACTCACTAGCCATATGTGACAGATGTGGTTTCAGATACAAGTACACCAAGCTAAGAAAAGAATGGACAGGGTTTAGAGTTTGTTCTGAGTGCTACGAGCCCAAGCATCCTCAATTAGATCCCCCAAGACATCTGGTAGATCCTCAAGCATTAAAGAATCCAAGACCCTCTGTGCCTGCCTCACAAGTGGCTGGGGCTGGTGTTGTTAGAACCATTGATCCTAATCGAATGATTACGGTCACTGGAGACTCAATAGGTTCCGCTTTTGACGGAATAAAGGCTACAATAAGCGTAGGAACAGTGACGGTGACAGTATGAGTTTTACACTTGCAACTTTAAAAACAGCAGTTCAGGACTATTGCGAAACATCAGAAACAACTTTTGTTTCCACGCTTCCGACTTTTATCAAAGAAGCTGAAGAAAGAATTTTAAAGAACGTAGAGATGCCTGTATTCAGAAAGAATCAGACAGGTACTCTAGGTTCAGGCAATACTTACTTATCAACGCCCGATGACTTTCTCTCATCGTACAGTTTGGCTGTGATATCAAGCAGTGTTTATTCTTATCTATTGTTCAAGCATGTGTCGTTTATAAGAGATTACACACCCAATGCTTCTACAACCGGATTGCCTAAATACTATGCTTTGTTTGATGACAATACATTTATTCTTGGACCAACCCCTGATTCGACTTACACAGTTGAACTCCACTACAAATATAGGCCAGCGTCATTGACTGCAGGCGCTGACAGTGGAACCACCTGGATATCTGACAATGCACCGGATGCATTGCTTTATGGAACTTTGGTAGAAGCAGCTACTTTTCTCAAGATTCCTGAAGAAGTGCCAATGTATCAACAAAGGTTTGATATGGCGCTTCAGAACTTAAAAAGATTGGGTGAAGGATATGGTGCTAGAGATGAGTACAGATATGATATTGCTAGGAATTAAACATGTTTGATTTAGAAGTAAAAATGGAACCCGGTAGTATTAATGTTCAGACTACTTCTGAAAGAGGACATACGTCAGAGGAACTAGCAGCAAACGCTGTGGCTAAGATCATCAACATTGCTGACAGCGCTGATCCTGTGTTAAGACAACAAGCAGAAATGTTTAGAGAAAGAATGTTTCATGTCATTGTTCATGCTTTGAATCAAGGTATTAAAAGTGATAGAACTACTCTTTATAATGAATTTAAAAAACAAGGCCATGATGATATGGCTGAAATATTGAGGAAACTGTAATGGCTATCAGTCAAGCGATGTGTACGTCTTTCAAGCAAGAATTGTTGCAAGGCATACATAATTTTACGAATGGATCAGGTGGTGGAACAACAACGTCTACCGGGTCTGGTAATGCATTTAAGTTAGCTTTGTATACTAGCAGTGCTAGTTTAGGAGCCGCTACGACAGCGTTCACAACAAGCAACGAAGCATCAGGTACTGGTTATAGTTCTGGAGGTTCAGCGTTAACAAACGTAACCCCTACGACATCAAGCACCACTGCTTTGACAGACTTTGCAGATCTGACGTTCTCTAGCTCCACGATCACTGCTAGGGGCGCAATGATATATAACTCGTCAACCACTGCAGGATCTGCTAATCGAGCAGTATTGATACTTGATTTTGGTTCAGATAAGTCATCTTCTACAGGAGACTTTACAATACAGTTTCCAACAGCGGATGCATCGAGTGCGATAATTAGGATCGCCTAATGGCTGATGTAACCATATTTTTTACTGGTTATAACCAAATAACACAAGGTTATAACAGAGGCGGTTACAATCAAGACGTTGCGTTTACAGGCCTCACTGCCAGTGCAGGAAGTGTATCTGCCCTTGCAGGGACTATAGTTTCAGTTACAGGTATATCTGTTACGTCATCCGTAGGAAGTGTTACTGTAACCGCAGGATCAGGTGCTACAATAGAAGCGTCCGGTATAGCAGCAACAGGTGGAACAGGAACAATTAACATATGGGGTCCAGTGGATACAAGTCAAACACCAAGCTGGACTTTAGTAACAGATTCACAAACACCAAATTGGTCAGAAGTGGCGTAAATTATGGCAGCAACATATGTAAACAATTTAAGAGTAGCAGAACCAGCCGATGGCGATGCAGATTGGGGTACAACCACTAACACCAGTCTAGAGCTCATAGGCGAAGCATTAGGCATTGGATCTGAAGCAATTACTACCAATGCAGATACTCACACCAGCACAGTAGCAGACGGCTCTGCTGACCCTGCTAGAGCTTTGCATCTTCAGTATACAGGCACATTAGACTCTGCTTGTACTATCACAATCGCTCCAAATACCCTCAAGCGAGTACAGATTATTGAGAATGCTACTAGCGGTGGTCAGTCGATTATTATCAAGCAGGGATCGGGTGCTACGATTACTATCCTCAACGGCACAAAAAGGATTGTGTATCTTGACGGAGCAGGATCAGGAGCGGCAGTTGTTGATATTACGGCAGCGGCTTTTGGCGCACAGGCTTTTTATGTCCCATCTGGGACTACAGGAAACAGACCAACAGGTGTCGCAGGAGCTTTCCGATACAATACGACAACAGGTGCGTTTGAAGGCTACACCGACAGTTGGGGAGACATAGGCGGCTCTGGTGCAACTAACGTATCTCTAAACGAATTTACAGGTAACGGTAGCACCACAGCCTTTACCTTATCTGCCGATCCTGGCACAGAAAACAATACTCAAGTTTACATTGATGGTGTCTACCAAGAGAAAGGCACATACGCTGTGTCGGGTACAACGCTGACATTTAGCACAGCACCACCAAACGGTACAAGTATCGAGGTAATGGCGTTTAGTGCTAGTTCTGTGGGTGTGGTAGCAGACGGAAGTATTACAACCGCTAAACTAGAAAATTCAAGCGGATCAAGCGATGGGGTCACTACTGCCAAAATTGCCACGGATGCAGTCACTCAGGCGAAGATAGCAGACGATGCCGTGGGAGCAGATCAGTTGGCATCAAACTCGGTGGTAACCGCATCTATCGTTGATTCAACTGGCTCAAGTGATGGAGTCACGACTGCAAAACTGGCAACAAGTGCGGTCACCACGGCAAAGGTGGCAGACGATGCGATAACGCTTGCTAAGATGAATTCTGGAACAGCAGGAAACCTGATTAGCTATGATGGGTCAAACGATCCTGTAGCAGTTGGAACAGGGAGTGCAGGACAGGTATTGACTTCTAATGGATCAGGTAACGCTCCTACGTTTCAAACTGCTTCGTCAATATCCACTGGTAAAGTATTCTTTATGGGGCAAGTATAATGGCAGTCAAAATATCAGGCGTTGATTTAAGCGCAAATACAACAGCAAACATAGGACAGGCTGGTTCTTCTGGAGGTACTTACACTGTCCATATACTTAATCGGAGTTCATCAACAGCATTTGTGCAGCTAGGAGTAGGAGATAGTTCTGCCACCTTTGCTAACGCTACAAAGCTATTAGAGAACACTCAAATCGCTCCAGATGAAAGTTTAAGTTTCTCTCCAGTGGTAGCAGGGGCGAGCGACTATGTAATCGGTAGAAGCACAGTCGCAAGCGTGAACATGGTGATGATGGGGTTTGACGAATAATGGTAGGAATAATTAGAAGAAATCCAGAAAAGTATCCAAGCTCATTACCAAGGTTTCCTAACCAAGATACAAGTGGATGGCCTTATTATGGGTGCGATCAAGGTGCTGGGGCATACCATAATATGTATAGAAAAGGTTTCCCCGGAGGAACGGCTGGCAGAGGAATTAGAACTACTACAAGTGCAGCAACTTCTTTTGATGCAACCTTGTTTAATATAGATGGAACTGAATCAACAGATGGGGTTTGGAATGGAGGCATGACAGTTGCGGAAGGGGCAGGGAGTGCTAACGCAAATCAATACGTTGGCGGCTACATGGATACGGCTGATAATGTTTGGTATATGTTATTTTGCGACACAGACACTAGCCCTGACACATTGTATTTTTCCAAGGTCAATGAAGCTGGAACAGTTACAGCTATTGGAAATGCTCAAGTTGGTAATGGATCTATGGATAATATGAGGTATAACAACAGTTATCAAGGAGCTTTAAGACGTTTAGGAGGAGATGGGTCAGGCAACTTTGGCCTTTATTGGACTAATACGACAGGAGGTAATGCTGCTGCTGGCGTACCATACAGAGGCGTAGATATAACAATCGACGCAAGTGACGGCAGCTTAAGTTACGCAAATATGATGCCAACTGCTTTTGGAAATCCTAGCCTTCCATTAAGTTACCCTCACATTGGGCCAACTGCTAATAATATAGTTGCAGGTGTACATGGATTGTGGTGGACAGGAGGACACACTCATCCAGCAGGGGTATCAACCTATGGAGGTTTGGCAAATTTAACAAGTGGTAAAGCAATGAATAATATAAATATGGGCAACCCTGCAAGCAATAATGTCCCTTGGACGAATGGATATGCCTTGATATGGGAAAGATCTAAAGACACTTATACTGTTGGGACGTATTACGGAACTGGTGTATACGCACCTAATAGCTTTAATGAAAGTGAAATTCATGCTTGGGTAGACGAAATGGCGGTATATCATGGATTATTATAAATTTGTAGCAGTAGGTATGTTAGGCGAGTTAGTTTTCAAAAGTTCTGTTTGGCTTAATCTTCTAACTGAAACAGAAATGTGTGCATTTTTTAGAAGCTCTACGCAAATCATAGCTGATACTGCTTTATTGATGAACAATAGAGATGCAAAAGTAAATGTAGAAAGCTCAAGGTTTGATGATGTTATGACAGCGTGTGTCGCAGAAAATATTTTTACAGATGACAGAGTAGCAGAGTTTAAGCGTGGAGTAATACGAATTAGCCCGATGGAGTGGATGGATGGCTCTAACTAAAGTATCAAAAGGACTAATAAGCACCGACACAGTATTTGAAGTCGATGCCGTTGGTGGTAAGTACGGCAGTAGTTCTGCGCCTATTACGATTGCAGTCACGGTGGGAACCAAGACAGCAGCACATCCTTATAACGGTGACGGCAGTAGTTCTGCATATTTTTTAGATGGCCTTGAGGCTCCGGCCATTTACCTGAATGGTGCTGATAATGTAACGAGTGACAGCGGATATTATTACAAGTTTGATCAATCAGACAGCACCAACAGCACTCACCCTCTTAGGTTCTACCTCGATGCAGACAAGACAACGGCTTATACAACAGGCGTAACGACTAGCGGAACACCCGGAAGCAGTGGTGCATACACGCAAATTGACGTAGACGAAGACACGCCCAGCATTCTGTATTATCAGTGTAGCTCTCATGGGTACATGGGCAACTACGCTCTGGTTCCTGCATCGAATGTAATTAACCATGCCGAAGCACTGATTAGTATGCCCACGGCTACTACAACTCTAGTGGGTACAGGCACAACGGATACACTGACTAACAAAACGCTCACTTCGCCAAAGATCAACGAGGATGTGGCGGTTACCTCAACTGCGACTGAGATAAACATTCTTGATGGCGTAACTGCCTCAACAGCAGAGATAAATAAACTAGACGGTGTAACGGCTACCACAGCAGAAATTAACTATCTTGATATAACCACGCTTGGAACGACAGAAGCCAGTAAAGTAGTCACCGCAGATGCCAACGGTGTAGTTAAGTTTGATAACGGTATTCAGGAAGAGTCAACGGCTATCACATCTAGCTCTAATGCGGCCACGTTAAACCTCAGAGATGGCACAGTGTTTACTCACACGCTCAGTGAGAATGTGACCTATACATTCAGCAACCCTGCTGCATCTGGCTATGCCTCTGGATTCACATTAAAGGTTACTCAGGACTCGTCAGCAAGAACCATTACATGGCCGGGATCAGTTGATTGGGCGGCAGGTACAGCCCCTACACTTAGCACCGGATCGGGCGATGTCGATGTGTTTGTATTTCTGACTGTGGACGGTGGCACGATTTATTATGGATTTACCGCAGGGCAGGATCTAAGCTAATGAGTTTGATCGCTCAAAAACTTATCTCTGCGTCTGGCGCAACCGAAGAAACAGATGATGACTTCAATCTAGTCACAGGGCTATATCATTTTGATGGTTCAAACGGAGGGCAGAACGATACCTATGTAGATAGCTCTAGTACGAGCAAAACTCTTACATGTTCATCAAATCTATTTCAAGGAACCTTTAGTCCTTTTAGTGCAGATGAGGGTAAGTGGTCAGTTTATTTTGATGGTTCATCTAATTACCAGCCTTTGTCAGTCGCTACCTCTAACGATATTTTTGCACAAACTTCTGATTTTACTTTAGAGTTTTTTTACTTTGGAGACGGAAGACAGCAGACACTTATAGATACAAGAAGCGGCCTTAACACAGATACCGCAATTACAATCTACATGAACTCCAGCGGTCAGGTAGGTTTCTATGCGGCAGGGGCAGATCGGATTGCACCATCTTCTAGTTCTGTTGTTGTAGGCGGTACTTGGAATCATATTGCCCTTGCTAGAAGTAGTTCAGTTACAAATATGTGGATTAATGGCTCTTTGGCAGGATCAGCATCAGATAGCTATGATTATGCAAATACCAATAATTATAAAATAGGCGGCCCAGCGTCATCCATTAGCTCGTACCATGTAGAAGGTTATATATCAAATTATAGATTTATAAAAGGAACAGCCTTATATTCAGGTAGCGGAAGCATTACTGTGCCGACAAGTTATTTAACAGCGGTTACGAATACAAAACTGCTCTGTTGCCAATCAAATAGATACAAAGATAATAGCACTGTAGGAAGTGTCATTACTCCTAGCAGTTCTGCTTATAGTTATATTCAACCCTTTTCACCCTTTGCGCCTAGTTTGGCTTATGATGCGGCAGTAAATGGAGGGTCAGCATACTGGCCGACTGAAACTGATAAAACAAATAAAATTACGCTTAGTTCGTCAGCAGATTTTGCGTTTGGAACAGGAGCGTTTACGATAGACTGTTGGGTTTATGTAACCGCTGATACCAATCCTTATAGCAGAGTATGGCATGTTGGCCCTTTTTGGAATGATAATAACGCAATAGGTCTTGTTGTAAACGACACGGCAGAAAGCGACAAAATAACATTTGACGTTTATGTGGCAGGAGGAAGGACTTGTGTATCAACAAACACAACTCCAATGAATCAATGGACACACATTGCTTGCGTTAGAGATAGCTCTGGTAATTTCAAATTGTTTATAAATGGTAATTTAGATGCAACAAATACATCTTACACATCAACTGATATTAGCTCTGGAGGAAATCAAACATTTTCCATTGGAAATATTGTTGAAACAAGTTCCGCCATAGAAGCAGAAGCACAATTTGAAGGTTATATATCAAACTTAAGAGTGGTCAAAGGAACTGCAATTTATAGTTCTAGTTTCACTCCTCCAACGGCTCCAACTACAGACGTTACGAACACCAAGCTTTTAGCAAACTTTACCAATGCTTCGATAATCGACTCAACAGGTAAAAATAATGTAGAAACAGGGGCTAATGCTCAATTAGATACTACAGTAAAAAAGTTTGGAACAGCCTCTTATGAATCAGACGGATCTACAAGTAGTTTTTTAACACTTTCAAATTCAGATATGTTTCCTACTGGCTTTTCGCCATTTACTATTGAAGGTTTTATTTACATTAATTCTCCACACAAAAATTATAATAATATTATTTCTTTAGGGTATGGGATTCAAATGTATGTAGATAGTGGCGGCAAACTTATTTGTTGGTTGGGTAATTCGTCTGGTGCATATTTTGTAAATGGTTTGCAATCTACAGCTACAATTTCCCTTTCTACTTGGACGCATATAGCATTAGTTCGTAATTCTGTTTACCCCTACACTTCAAATACAGTAACGTGGTTTGTGAATGGAACTTCTGGAGGACAAACAACAGAAGGAGTATCTAATACAATAGCTCCAGTAGGTCTTTATAACACCTTTGCAACTATCGGAGCTTATCCAAATGGATCTTACATTTACGATGGATTCTTAGACGAGCTTAGAATTACAAACAAAGCCCGATATACTTCTAACTTCACCGCACCAACTAAAGCATTCGCAAACAGGTAACAATATGCAGATAGCCATAATCAAAGATAACAAAGTAGAGAGCATGGGAGAACATCAAATGTTATTCCCAAATGTTTCTTTTCCCTCATCTGGTCCTACATCTGATTGGATGACAGAAAACTCTGTAATGCCTGTGACGATGAGCCGTTCTTACGATAGGATGACGCAAAAAAGCACTAGCGTGGATCCATACATAGAATCAGGCGTGGTGTACTTGCATAAAATAGAAGACCTGACAGATAGCGAAAAGACAGCGGTACAGACAGAGGCAAATAACAAACAGGCAGAATCACAAAGGGCAGAGCGAAACAGAAGATTAGCAGAGACGGATTACATGGCCCTGAGTGATGTCACTATGAGCAACGATTGGAAGACATACAGGCAAGCATTGAGAGACATCACAACACACAGTAATTGGCCTAACCTCAAAGTGCCTGATATGGACGGATCGGGCGATAATGATTGGCCTGTTAAACCATCATAGGAATTAGACATGGCAAGTTATGACAACGATTTAGTTTTAAAAGAAATCACCACAGGTGACGAAAGCGGAACCTGGGGAACCAGTACGAACACTAATCTTAGTTTAATTGGAGAAGCTTTAAGTTTTGCAACATTAGCTTGTTTTCCTAGTGATGCAGATGACCCATCTACGGCAACAGTAGGACAAGCAACTAGTTCTCCTGCAAGAGCCATGTATTTTAAAGTAACTAGCACCGCAACTTTATCTGCCACAAGAACTTTGACGATATCACCAAACACGATATCCAGAGTCATGTTCATAGAGAACGCTACCACCGGATCTCAATCTATAAACATATCTCAAGGTAGTGGCGCTAACGTCACTATAGCATCAGGCGCAGCTAAAATAGTTTATCTTGATGGTGCAGGTAGTGGAGCTGCTGTCGTTGATGCGCTTACTTTAGTTGATACTTTTGTAAAGCCAAGCACTAATGTTTCTTTTACTAGAATTAACGTAACCGCTGAAGGTGAAATCAGATTAGAAGATAGTAGTGGAGGAGAGTACGTTTCTCTCAAAGCGCCCTCTACGGTAGCAAGCAATGTTAGTTTTACTTTGCCAGCCGCTGATGGAAGCAGTGGCCAAGTAATGAAAACAGACGGTTCTGGTAATCTTGGGTTTGTTAGCATTAATACACCAGGAGCCGCAGCAAGTTTCACTCAAGTAGATATTACAGCAGAAGGTGACCTTAGATTGCAGGATGCCAGCGGTGGACAGTATGTTGCTTTAGAAGCGCCTGCTACTATTTCATCTAGCTATACATTAGAAATGCCAGCGGCTGATGGATCTAACGGTCAAGCTTTAGTTACTAATGGATCAGGTGTTTTATCTTTTAGCTCTGCTGCTGGAGCTTACGATGGATTTTCTGTCATAACATCAAATACATCTTTGGCAGCAAGAGGACAGTATGTCTCTAACAGTAGTAGCACATTAACTCACACTCTACCTTCAGGATCTGCTGGTGATACAATTATTATATCTAATGCTGGTTCAGCTACAGTAACTGTGGGCAGAAACAGTCAAAATATAGACTCTTTAGCAGAAGACGGAACGCTTGGCGCAGGATCTTCGGTGCAGTTAGTCTATGTAGATTCAACCATTGGATGGCACTCATTATAGGAAACGATTATGCCTGTTTTAGGAACGCAAGTTATAAAATCAATACAACGTGGGCAAACTACTATTACTCCCCTTGAAGGTGGAGGCGCAACTACGACCACTTATGCCACCATAAACGCAGTTGATTTAGATAAGTCTTTTGTTTCTGTTTCATTTCAAAATGGATTCGGTGATGCAAACTCAGGATCAGGAAGTGGAGGAGCTACAACTTCTGTTGCAGGATGCTGTTATTTGTATAGCACTACCTCTTTGCGAATGCTTTCAGGTGGGTTTGCAAGAAATAGCACTACCTACTCAAGAGGAACTAATACTATTTGTTGGGAGGTTATAGAATATGTCTAAAGTATACGCACATCTTGATAGCGATAATGTATGTGAGGCAATTACAGAGTATCAAACGCCATTAGATAGCCCACCCTCTAACTACAAAGAGTTAGACTCGAAAGATGAATCTTTGCTTGGTAAGAAGTGGAACGGCTCATCGTGGGAAGAAGTTAGCTAGTGAACGATTTAGAAGCTCATGAAAGAGAGTGTGCGGTGCGATATAAGAATATCGAGGAACGTCTTGACCGTGGCACAGAACGTATGAACCGTATAGAGATGAGTGTCTATGCGTTATATCCTTTTCTGGTTGGACTTCTCATAGCCAGCAAATTCTTGGGGTAGCCCCTCATGTTCGCTGAACTCGCAGCGATTACTTCAGCAATATCTGCGATTAACAATACGATTGCAACCTTCAAAGAAGGCAAAGCTAATGCTCAAGATGCTGCTGCGCTTTTAGGAAAGTTTAGTAACACTGCTCAGAAACTAGATGATTGGGAGAAAAAGAAAAAACTAAAACGGCCTTTGACCCCCAAAGAGGCTATGGATCTCTCTATTAAACGTAGAGAGATTAAAGCGGTAGAGACGAAGATAAAAGACCACCTGATGATGATGGGAATGTCTAGCGTATGGAATGACGCCCAACGCATACGAAAGGAGTCAGAGAGAGCTCACCAGCAATATCTAAAAGACATTCATAAGAAACGCAAAGAACGACAACAACGAATGAAGGATCGCCTTACTGTTTTGTTTATCGTTTGTTCTTTAGGATTTATAGGTTGGTCAGGTTGGTTTCTTTATGGAGCTTTACAAGAAGCAAGACTAGATTCCGCAAAGCAAAGATTAGAGCAAGCTAAAGAACGTCAACGTAATATCAGAAAGTGCGGTAGATATAAATGTTGATGGCGTTTTTACTAGTGGTTGTGGTAGAAGGTGAAACTGTGTCTGACAACCGGATGGTGTTTAAAAGCGTTTATCGATGCCAAGAATTTGCCAGTGCAATAGAGCAAGGCAAGTGGAGCCCGAATGATCGACCGTATTATAGACAACAAAATGTGACCAGTTATTGCATCCCGAGGATGGTGAGTAAAAATACGCCTTTATTTGAGTAAGAATATGTGATGAAATTTTACTTGACGCAGGCCTTATTCAGCCTACCCTGCCTAGCGGCCAGGTGCGTCAAAGGCCGCATAAATGAATAACAAGGAGATGATATGAGCGCAATACTGAGTTCCCTAGTTGGCCCTGTTACCGGGTTGCTTGATAAGTTTATCGAAGATAAAGACCAAAAAAATGCTCTAGCTCACGAGATTGCAACCATGTCAGAACGGCATGCACAGGAGCTTGCAAAGGGTCAGCTAGAAGTCAACAAAGTAGAAGCGGCAAGTAAGAGTATGTTCGTTGCTGGGTGGAGGCCCGCTGTGGGATGGACCTGCTGCGTTGCCTTACTCTCAAATTACATCCTCATCCCCATGGCTAACTTTGGGTTGCTGTTGGCTGAGATGAACGTTGAGGTTCCTAGCCTTGATATGTCAGCCATGATGCCTGTATTGCTGGGCATGCTTGGACTTGGCGCTATGAGAACTGTAGAAAAAACGCAGAAAGTAAGTAGAGAAAAGTGAATAAAAAACTAGAGCCGGGATCGGAGTACAACAAATACGATGCTGATGGAGATGGTGTGGTAACAGATGCGGAGCTCGCTACCACGGAGAGATTACAGGCGCTTGAGATTGCTAACGAAAAAGCTGACGCACAAAAAAATATGTGTTGGTTTGCTTTGTTTGGCATGCTTTTATACCCAAGCGGTATTGTGATCACATCCTTTTTGAAACTAGACCAAGCAGCCTCTATACTAGGAGACATAGCGTCAGTGTATTTTATATCTGTATCAGGCTTGATTGCAGCTTTCTTTGGCTTTCAAAGTTGGAATGGTAAAAAATAATGGAAATAGCAATAGTTTTTATAATTGGTTATTTAATTGGTAAGTATGCATGACAGTAGACGTTAAGCAGTTGTATCAAGAAATAGCTAGTGATGAAGGCAAGGTGCTTCATCCTTACCTTTGCACGGAAGGTCACGCCACCATAGGGATCGGTCACAAGATTTTACACACTGACCCAGAAGCCAGTCTCCCAGTCAGAAGTGCTTATGATGGCGCACCAGAAGAAGATTGCATCACAGAACATCGATGCTATGAGTTGTTCCAAGAGGATGTGCAACTCGCCATAGATGGATGCCGCAGAATATACAAAAGTTGGGAGGATCTCCCTCAAGAAGCTCAACATGTGCTTGTAAACATGTGTTTTCAGATGGGACCGACCGGACTCAGCAAATTTAAACACATGAACGAAGCGGTAGAAGATCAAGCTTGGGGTCAAGTCGCACTTGAAATGGACGATAGCAGGTGGAGCAAACAAACCCCAGAACGAAGCAAGCGTTTAAGAATAAGAATGCTTGAACTAGCGGACGCATAATATGCCATTACAACCTTTTCAGTTTAGACCAGGTATCAACAAAGAAAGCACCAGTTATACCGCTGAAGGCGGTTGGTTTGACGGCAACCTAGTTAGATTTAGAAAAGGATATGCTGAGAAGATAGGCGGTTGGCAGAAGTTTGTCTTGGCTTCTTACGAAGGAACTGGTCGAAAACTACACAACTGGGTGAATTTAGCAGGGTCAAAGCTTTTAGGGCTTGGCACTCGATTCAAGCTATACATTCAAGAGGGCGCAAGTTACAACGATGTGACCCCTATACGTTTGACCACTGCGGCAGGTGACGTTACTTTCTCTGCAACCAACGGATCATCAACCATTACAGTAAATGAAACTGGTCATGGTGCATTTGACAATGACTTTGTAACTTTTTCAGGCGCAGCGAGTTTGGGCGGTTTGATTGATGCTAATGTGCTTAATCAAGAATACCAAATATTGTCAGTAGTAAACTCTAATAGTTACACCATCACGGCCAAAGATACCTCTGGTAGCACAGTAACCGCTAACTCAAGCGACAGCGGTAATGGTGGTGGGTCTACGGTAGGCACATATCAAATTAATACTGGCTTGGATGTTTTCGTTGCAGGCACAGGTTGGGGCATTGACTCATGGGGCTCTGGGGCATGGGGGTCAATCTCTGCTATTTCTGAAGGCAACCAATTAAGATTGTGGTCAATGGATAACTTTGGTGAAGATCTTATAGCCAATCCAAGGGCAGGAAGCATTTATTATTGGGACAATACGAATGGTCTGAATACTAGAGCCATTGAGTTAAGTTCATTGACTGGCGCTAATCTTACGCCCACCAAAGGGTTACAAGTCATCGTATCTGACATTGATAGGCACGTTTTAGTTTTGGGCGCAGATCCAATTAATTCTACCTTCACCGCAAGAACAGGGGCGGTTGATCCGCTTTTGATTGCATTCTCTGATCAAGAAAACCCAGCAGATTGGGAGCCTAGATCGGACAATACAGCAGGTGACCTCAGATGTTCTGCAGGTTCTGAGATCATTGGTGGCTTACGAGCTCGACAAGAAACATTGATATGGACTGATGTGGCTCTGTATAGCTTGCAGTTTATAGGACCGCCTTTGACTTTTGGTCTTAACCTAATCAATGAAGGTGTAAGCTTGATGGGTCCAAACTGTCCGGTGAATACACCTGCTGGAATCTTTTGGATGGATAAGAAAGGTTTCTATAAATACACAGGTGCGGTTCAGAACGTCAGATGCACCGTGCAGTCTTATGTGTACGATGACATGAACCAGTCACAAGGATTTCAGTTCTTTGGCTTTGTAAACAAACAGTTCAACGAAGTGGGTTGGTTCTATTGTTCAGCTTCTAATGCAGTCATTGACCGATACGTTACTTACAACTATGAAGAGGATAGCTGGGCGATTGGACAACTGTCTAGAACCACATGGATAGACGAAGGCATATCTGACAACCCCATAGCTGCAGGCAAAGATTCATCCACTGCCTACTTGTATAGTCATGAGGTTGGCAATGACGATGATGGATCGCCCATGGAGTCTGTCTTTATTCAGTCAGGTGACTTTGATATAAGCGATGGAGAGCAATTTCAGTTTGTCAGACGCATGATCCCAGACATTAACTTCAATGGATCTGGGGGTAGCGGTCAGTCAATTGATGCAGTGCTTAAAGTTAGAAACTTTCCAGGCGATGAACTAGCCACAGAACAGACAACAGCCTTCACTGGTAGTACCACCAAGATAGACATGAGGGCTAGAGGCAGGCAGGCAGCTTTACGATTTCAATCTGAAAACGCAGGGGTGGGATTCAGGCTTGGCAAGACTAGGTTAGATCTACAACCAAATGGTAAGAGATAATGGCTAAGATATTACAGACCAGACTGCCTTTATCGCTTGATGGAAACGTCACAGCCGATACATACAACCGTGCGGTCAGGGTGCTGGAGCTTAATTTAAACGCTGTTGACGTAGACCAAACGCCCCAATTCAATCAAACTACCATTGATAAATCTAAATTCAGGGACGGTGACGTTATTTGGAACCAAACTGCAGGTAGATTACAGGTATTTGATGGAGACACATTTAAAGATATATCATATGATTCTCGTACATTACTGGCCACGGCTAGTGTTGGCACGGTTCAAGTGGTAACTAACGGTTCTATTGCAGTGGAGGTAGGGTAGTGACTAAATTATGTCCTCGTGGAAAGGCCGCAGCCAAACGTAAGTTTGATGTATATCCATCAGCTTATGCAAATGCCTATGCTAGTAAGATATGTGCAGGCAAGATAAAAGATCCCTCTGGTAAAAAAAGAAAAGACTTTAAAGGTCCAAAGCCAGCAGGCGCAAAATCAGGAGGCTTTGCTGATAAACGAAGAGTCTTATCTGTCATGCCAAGAGGCTTTGACAAAATGATGAAAAAGAAAAGACCTCGTACTAGGATGTCTTAATGAGTTTAAAAGAATGGTTTGGTAAAGGCTCGAAAGGAGACTGGGTAGATATAGGCGCACCGAAGAAAGACGGCAAGTTTCAGAAGTGTGGCCGAAAATCTACCAAAGGTTCTAAAAGAAAGTATCCAAAGTGTGTGCCTCGATCTAAAGCAAATCAAATGACGGCAGGAGAAAGGCAAAGCGCAGTCAAAAGAAAGAGAGCAAAGCCACAGGGAGTAGGCGGTAAGCCCACTAATGTAGCTACGTTTAAAAAACGTGGTAGTAGGCGTGTTGTTAAGAAAGCTGATGGTGGCATAGTTAAAAAATACAACAAAGGATGTGGCGCAATCATGCCAGATCGAAGAAAAGCCACGAGATATAGCTAATGTTTAGAGCGTATGCAGAAGAATTTAAAAACGGTGGTAGTGTAAAACGTGGTGGCAGGCGCATAAGAAAGCCTGATAATATGCCAAAACGTAATAAGAAGAACTTCCGGTCCACAGAATCAGGGGCTGGAATGACAGAAGCAGGTGTAAAAGCCTATCGCAGAAAGAATCCAGGTAGTAAACTACAGACAGCGGTAACAGAAAAAAAACCAACTGGCAAGAGGGCGGCAAGAAGAAAGTCCTTTTGCGCTAGATCGGCAGGGCAGATGAAGAAGTTTCCAAAAGCAGCAAAGAATCCAAACTCTAGACTACGACAAGCTCGTAGAAGGTGGAGGTGTTAG